GCGGAATTGCCATCACCACCATCGTTACTGCCGTCATTATCGCCACCAATAGATTCTTGACCCGCGCCTAAACCCGCGCCTAAACCCGGATTGCCGGGGCCATTGTTCAACCCACCGCTGTATGTATCTGTTTCTGGATCAGTTGGATCTTCGTCAGGGTTTTCTGGATCAACTTCACCCATCTCCATACCGCTTATTGCAGTAGCAACTTCTGCGTTTATTGCAGCATTATTAATAGCCTGTGCAAGACCTGCGGGTGGGGCAAGCGGAGTAAAGGGAAGTGTCGTAACTTCCTTATTTTTAACATCATAGTTATAACCAAACAGGCCCTTCGTTTGATGGCCCGGATTTTGGCCCACCATACCCAGTGTTTCATTGTGGTTATTTATATTGGGGTCTACCCCAGCTGCAGCAAATGCCGCACGTTGATTTAGAGCTTGTACTGTAGCAGCTGGTAGACCGTTTAATTGGTTAGTCATTGCAATGCCCATCAAACTGGCGCGAGCTGCATCTTTAGTAGCGACGTTATTTACTTGCGATAAATCCAGACCCATAATACTTGCTAGACCTGAAGCTGCAGCTGCTGCTGCACGACCCCCCACACGTCCAGCCAGTCCAACTGGAGAGATAGTAGCAGATATCATTTCATCTACAGCAGAAAGAGCTGCTCTACCGAGTGCAGTATCGCCTAAAGCACCAAAAGAAGATAAAGATGCTGCATTAGCTGTAGACGGGTTATTAGCCATCTCAGATACTGACATCCCGCCAGTCTGAGTGTCTCCTGCATCGGCGTTTCGCTCATCTGTTCTACTAGCTGCCCCAGTACCGTTAAGGCCTTTATTTATTGTTTCTAAGTAGCCCGTTAGAGCCTCCTGTTCGTCACTACTAGCCCTTTTATAGAACTCCTCTATAGGGGTTTGTAACTCCGGTTGATTACCAAACAGCTGTTTTACGAGATAGTTATAGTTCTTCAGACCTGTGTCACCTTCACCTAAGCCTCCTACTAAGTTTGCTTGAGAGAGGCCCGGATTATCTTTAAAGTAGCTTTGAAAGTCCTCACCGTCTACCTTTGTATTGTCAAAGTCTGGCGCTTCTGTGGGGTCCGGTGTTGGGGTGTTATCTGTATCAGTCTCATTTGTGTTGTTAAAAATGTCTTTTAAGATATCATTATAATTACTAGCGTCTACATACAAGCCCTCTGCTGCCTCTACTGGCCCTTCTTCATCTACATCAAAGTCTTCTAGAGTGAAAGGCAAATCCTCCTCTTCTGATTCTCCGCCACTTTCACTGAATAGCTCATCAGGCCCAGATGCAGCATCCCCGTTGCCCATTTGGCCCATCTCCTCCATACGAGCAAAACCTTTCTTAGCTTTGTCTCGGAGTTTCATGAAATACTCTACACCGAAGAACTTGACTACATCAGCTGGGATGACCATCTCGCCTTCACTTAATCTAGCTGGAATGTCATCCCTTACTTCTTCTGGCTTACTGCCAATAGGCACTTCGTTGCCTGATACAGGATCAACTTTCGGTGCTTCTTGCATCATGCTGCTCATTTCGTCATTCATGTTTGTATTCATTCCGCCCTCTGCAAATCCTTTAGAACCTTTTTCTAAGGTGGCAGCTCTTAACTCTGTTAAGCGTTCTTGTGCTAGACCCTCTACCACATCAGCGCTCTGTACAAGTTGATCTAGAAAACCTTTAATGTACTCGTCGCCTTTCATAGTCTTAGACTTCCAGCTCTCAGCCCTCCAGCCGTTAAAGGCGTTTATAGCTTGCAATTCTCCCGCCGTTATTTTATTACTTTTTAATGTCTCACGCCTGTCTTTTATAAAGACCCTTACATGATCCTCATTAACCGTAGACGGATTTGCAATGTAGTCTGTAACTGGAGAAGTATGGGCCATTACATTTTGTTTATTTTTTATACTGTCTCTTTGCAGGATACTATTAAGAATTACATGCTCTACTGCTACCGAAAAGTTCGGGGCAACTCTTTTAGCGAGAATGTCCAGAGCTACGTTACCCTCCCGTGCGGGTATTCCGCCCTCTCGTATTTTGGAAAATGCATGATGCATAGACTCATGAACTAGTGTGTTTACTCTACCATCGCGCCACTTACCTTCATCTGTAAGCTTTTGTCTTGCTTCTTTTCTCGTTACGCCTTCGGCGTTGGTGCCTTCATCGTTGGTATTCATAGTGACAACGCCGCTGTCAGGTGTGTACCACCCCTTCGTTTCACCGTGATTACGGTGATCTACCGCTGCAGCACTAAGTACGTCTATGCCTCTTCCTGTCTTTAAGAGGAAGTTGTTATTTCTATCTGTATCGGTTGCTTCATAGTGTTCTATGCGTTTATTTAGTTCACCTGTATCTGTTTCATTACTCAAGTCCTCCATACCAAAAGCAGACAGAGTGTTTTCCCTCTCTTCCGCGTCCAGCATAAGCTCATTGTCAGCTAGACCTAAAGCAGCCTCTGTTTGGTAGGGGTCTTTAGCTAGAGCGGCCCTTATTTCTTCTTTAGTGGGGGACGACACGCGTTGCCAGCCAGCAGTAGTACGGTCTTCTGGACGAGTCTTAGGTATGGGGGCGCGTTTACTCTCAGGCATTCTTTATCAATTCTAATCTTTTAAGGTCTGCTAAGGCTTTAATGTAGCCCTGAGCATGAGCTACACGTTCCATTGTAGCTGCAGTCTCAAGTGTTCTGTGTTGTGAGTCGGTCATGCATTCAACATACTCTACAAAAGCTGCCCACAAGTTAGGGTTACTGTATAGAGGGCGGAGGCGCTGCTGCACCTCCTGATGGCTGGGCTTGTTGCTGTTGTGGTTGGGCATTGCCTGAGAATCCTTCTTGACCCGGAACATTAGGTGGGCCTGCTCCTATAGTACCGCCACCACCTGCGGTTGGTACTTGTGGGTTAGTGCCTGCTGGCGTTTGGTTTGGCTGAGGTTGCTGTTGAGCCTGTTCTGCTTGCATACCTTTGAGAATCTCAGCTTGAAGCAGAGCGTCGTCCATAGAGTTGACAACTTTGTCTGGATCAAGATCAAGAGACTTAGCAAGCTCAGCCAGAATGTGATTGAACTTAGCGAAAGGTGCAAGTACTTGATTGCTAGCAATGCCGAGAAACTGCATCAGTCTCTGACTTCTAACTTCGTTAGCCATCAAGCTCTCAGTGCCTCTAGCTCTTACCTCTAGATCACCTTTGATATCTTTGTCGTTATCAAACTGCATGTTGAAGTGAAACAAGCCGTCGCCTACTGGCTTAAGCAAGTAATCATCAACATTCTTGATAACACTCTTAACTGTAATACTAGCTGCACCCATAAGCATACTGATACCGCTAGCAGTTCTACCTACGCCTGAAACTCCAGTCTGCCCGTGAGCGAACGAAGGCATACCAGTGCTTTCATCTGCAAGTTGTCTAGCTTTATCAAACATCTGCAAGTTTTCTTGTGAGACGTTAGGAAACTTAGTTCCAAAGATAGACTGGCCCGGAGCACCGCCCTGACGGCGGAATACTTTGCCCGGATATACAGTCAAGTCCTGCCCCGGCACAAGATTAGTTTCATCCACTTCAATAAGCAGATTACCAGACAGAGCCCCGTTATCAACTGCCATACGCATAAAGCCATTCATAAGGGTCTGCGTGTCTTCCATATTTTCTCCCACACCAACACCGAAGAAGCTGTAAGGATTAAGCTCATACGGGGCTGCAGCGTAAGGGATACGCATTGGCTTAAAGGGGTTTAGCACAAGTCTAATGATTTCGTTATTAACTACCCAAATGTTGGCTTGAACTTCATCAAAGTCCTCAAAACTTTCGGGGATATCAATGTCATAAGACTCTAGAAGCTCTGTATCTACATTACCCCAATACTCAAGCACTTCAAAGCGCTCAATCTGTTGTTGCTGGTCGTAGTCAGCTAGATCGTCTTCCCAATGCTCTCTAACATAGGCTTCACCATACGAAATAACATCATCAATAGCTGAATTACGGAACATTGGGCGCTTTTTGAGTGCTCTTAGTTGAGAGCGACTCATTTTATGCCTTTCAATGACGTATTCAGCCTCTTCAATGTTGTTAGCGTCGGGGTCTGGATAGAAATTCCACACACTTACATGCGAAATCTGCGGGACAGTCTTGATTGTGGGGTCATACTCGCCTTCTTCTGACCACTTAGGGTACTCTTTATTAACAGCAAAGGGGCCTTTAAGCACACCAGTACCAAATAGAGACATTTCAAAGGCTGTGCTACGTAAGTGCTTAGAGGCGTGACTTTCTTCTAGCTGATCAATGATCTTCTTCTGCATCTTCTTAGCTGATTCAAGTGCAGGATAGAAAGTAGGCGATGCAGCTGTTGGACCCTCGCCTACTTTTAGACCTTTAGCTTTAGCCAACTTCTCTTCTAGCATACCGAGCCTTAGAGATTTACCAGTAGCGCCTGCAGGCGGGTCTTTACCGTCGCCCGGAAAGCCATACGGGGAAGCTGTATCTTCTTCAGGTGCACTAGAGTCAGGCGGCATACCAATATCAAAATGAACAGACTCTGAAACGCCTTCGGGCAACACAGTAGGCTCAATAGTGATTGGGAACCTGCCGTTACCGAACAACACCTCTACAATCTGTGCGTAAGCTGCAATGACTTTAGTTTTAGTAATCTTGATAAAGACTTTGCTCTTCTCATTATCTGAGAACACAGCTTCTGGTCCGTACACACCTCTGTAGTTACGATAAGCCCGTAGCCAGCGGTCTTCGTCTGTGCGTCTGTAAGTCTTAGCTTTGTAGTACTGCCCTGTAACATAGTTTACAAGCGGGGAGTACTCAACTGCTTCACTTTCGTCATCTCCTAAGCTTACAGCTTGAGCTTCAAAAATAGAGTCTTCTGACATTTATATATCTGTCCTTAATAGCCGAATACTGGATCGGCGGGGCTATACGATGTATTGAACATACTTTGATCTGTGCCCCATACTGTGAATGAGGGTCTAGACATAACACCATAACGCAGAGCGTCATATAGATGATCTTCTGATTTAGTGTCTACGTCTTCGGGATTCTTAGTGTCGATTGGAATGGCCGGTATCTGAGCTATGAGGTCTGTACAGTTACTAAAGAATACAAGACGGGGCTCTTCAGTGTACTCTTCTACTTGAAGCCTTCTATGTATCTCATTCTTGCCTGAGACTCTAGAGCCTTTACTACGGTCTGAAGGCCTCCACCTACAGCCTTTCATAATCATCTGTTCAGCCAGTGAAGGGCCCGTATCACCTCTTTTGTGCCAGCACGAACTGTCTAGAACGCCGTATCTGATGTTGCCATCACCAGCCTCTAAATCAAGAACCATTTCAGCTAGATCAGTAGCTAGCACTTTAGAGACATATAGTTCTCTATAAACAATTAACTGTTCTTCTGGAGATACAGCAAACCACACTACAGCACTATAAGAACTATAGCCGTAATCTGCAGACCTAAACTTTACCCAATTGGTGGGTATCTCAAAGGGCTCAATAACGTGTGCATTACGATCAAACTCAGAGAACGCCGCACCTTCCGCTATATCCCAATCACCGTCTAGAAGCTGTCTTCTCTGCTGCTCTGGCAGAGACAACAAGTTAGCTTCGTAGTCATCTGTAGCTGTTAGATATGGGTTATCTGATAGTCTGGCTGGAATGAATCTCCTCTTAAACAAAGATTGACCTGCCCTCTTATGAGCACGGGGGTATACTAGTATGTCGCCAGTCTCAATGTTAGTTGCACTGAAGCTCTTACCGTAAGGTGCAGGATCAATAAACATCTTCTTGACCCAAACATGCCCTCTACCACCCGGATTGCTAGTAGCTCTCATAAAGATTGGCAAGTCAGTGGCTACAGAGCGCAAACGTGATCTCATGTAGTTCCACGCAAACGGTGTAGCCCACTGAGTCAACTCGTCGAAGCCAATCCAGCTAAAAGCCTGCCCCTGATATCGAGTTACATCTTCGTCTCTATCTAGAAAGGTCATCCAAAGCTTAGCCCCAGACGGTGCAGACCACTGCATCTTTCTTTCGGACCACTTGATGCCCGGAATGATTTTAGGATAGAGTTCTTGTGACTTAGCTACAAGTTCTCTCAGCTCATCCGACGTATGTCTAAGAAGAATACCACTAAACTGAGGATGAGACATGTAACGCAAAGGGTCAGCTAGCATAGCGTAGCTTTTGCCACCACCAGCTGCACCCCCGTACAACACTTCTCTCTCAGATGCCCCGAGAAACTCTGTTTGAGGACCCTCATTAGCTTGAAAAACTATATTACTCGGCTCTATAGGCTTTCTCGGCCTGCCTACGGGCCTTTTAACTGGCTGTTCTACTGGTTGTTCTACTATCTGTGGCTCAGAGACCGTAGTTTTCTTTTTCAATTTGTTCGGCAGTTTCAAGTGCCTTTTGCGCGGTTTCGGCCCACTTTCGGATAGTTTTTGCTTTATTGTTTCTTTTTTTACCATTATCTAAGCGTTTCTGAAGTCCTACATGTGATATTCGTCTACCTGTTACTTGAGATATCCAGTTAGCTACCTCTCTCAGTGCATATCTCTTCATATGCTCTTTGGCTACTATTAGAGCTTCTAGTTCAAGCTCTACAGGTCTCAGAATACGGGGGTTCTCTTCATCTAGAACATAGCCGAAAGGAATAGTGCTAGATACTCGGGGTATAGACTCCCACCTCTTAGTTTCAGGCTCTCTATAATCAAGAGGCTGTTCTATCTTAAACTCTTTGTCGTTCTTAATCTTCATCCTCATCCTCTAGAGGTTTTTTCGGGGGTAAGATCATCACCCCACCCGAGTTAGATACATTAATATTCTCAGTCTTAAGCAAGCCTGCGCGATCCATAATGTCTTTAGCTACAGTGATCTTGTCTTTTACACCTAAAGTCACTCTGTCAGTCAAAACTCCTGTTAGCGTAGCTGCAGCTTGTGGGGTATTGTAGATGAGATAATCTTTAGTTGCTTCAATGATCTCGTCTTTGATACCCTCTACAATCAAACTAGCTCTAGTCTTATCTGAGTAACCAGCCAGCTTCTTAGCCTTTGTGAAGTCCCCACCAGCTTCCTCAAAAAGCACCTCTAGAAACAACTGTTGCTTATCTGTTAGTTCTCTGTTAGCCATAGTTTGTACTTTACTCTTTCTCTAATGCTTGTCTGGCTGCGTTGTTGGCCTGAGCGATGCGCGCAATACGCTGAAGTAAAGGACATTCATCTACGTTGGGATTGTCCACACATTTCTCAGGCCAATAGAATGGCTGCTCAGTCCATACAGACAGGCAGCTAACTGCTTTAATCGGGGGAGGTTTAACTGGCCCTATTAGGGTCGTTCCGCAGGCTGTCAGGACTGACATCAGTAACAACGTCGCTACGAGCTTTGGCAGCTTCTCTAACATCTTCTGCATCTCTTTCTAGCCAGTTGGCTTTAGCTGCTTGTTCAGTCTTCTTATCTGCCTTCTTAGCTGATATACCACCCACTATGCCAGTGACAAGCTTTAGTACTAGTTCAAGTACAGACCACATTAGCAGGCACCGTTAGCTATAGCCACTTGCTCTCTGACTGAGAACATATCAATACCTATAACCGTAGCTATCTGAAAAGCAGTTGACAATTTCTCACTCAGAGTCTTAGCTTCTGAGAAGTCTTTACCGTTCCTCTTAGCTACCTCAATCAACTGAGTTGAAATGAGAGTGACTAATTCTACACGAGCTGCAAGAATGCTAGCGCTATGGGCTCCACTGTTGTGCAACAGTGTAAGACGGGCAGCTGACTCTGTTACTGCAGCTCTCTCGCTATCCGCTAAATAGGGCAAGACAGCCTCAGCAACAATGCGTGCTCTCTCACCTCTAGCTGACTCACACGAGGCTGGGCCAATCATTTTGTCAAACACATAACTCACAGAGTTATTGCCTTTGTCTATAAAGCCAGCACAGGCTGAAAGTGTAACAGCTAGAATAGCTACAGTGATGTATTTCAACATTTTATGATCCTACAACAGCTTTGACTGGCACTTTAAAACAGTTGATCTTAAAATCCACTATAGTACCGTCTTCCACCTTCTTTGTGTAGGCTGCGGCTGCAAGTGCATATGGAGGGCAAGCATCAACTACTGAACTCGTAGCTACAGCTGTGCCGTCAGGTTGCACTACAATAGCTAGAAAGACCAGAATAACTTTAATCATGTTCTGTTCCGTCCTTTACGGGTTGGTTGCTTCTTAAGATTGGCACGAGCAGGCAGTACTTTTAGATTGGTTCTGCTGTTATTATTGGGGTTCATATCTTTATGGTCTACGTGCTTGCCGTCGCCTTTGCGTACACGACCCGCTGCAACCATAGCTCCCCGAGCCTTATTTCTGTTTCCTCTAGCCTTTAGCTGAGCTGGAGTACCCTGAAAATCATCATATTCTTTTCTATAGTTTCTCGGGGGCCTCTTTTTTACAGGACCAGTAGCAGGTTTTGGTGGTGCTTTAATACGAATACTCATTTTGTTATTATACTCTACTATGACACAAAAGTAAACTGTGCTCTAGATTCTTCAACACCAATCACAATCTCAAACGTGTCAGCTAAGTCTGCATAGGCTACAATCTTGTCGCCCGGATGCAATACTAGCCTGTCACTGTCTATAACTTTGCCACTAGTGTGATGCTCAACACCTTCATTGTACATAAGATAATGATACTCAGCGTCCTCTGCATGATAAAGCTCAAGAGATAGATGCTGTTTAGATGCAGATTTATTAGCGTATCTAAGAAACACTAAATCAGCCACAAAATTATTGGGGCAGGTGTATAGAACAGTTGCAGACCCGTCTGCACTAGTTGAGGCTACACCCACCCCTACAGAATACTTCTTTAAATCAGAAGCCATTAATACTTGTCGCCCATATAGTCGTAGTCTTGAACAATTCTAGACTTCTTCTTAGCTCTAGTAACTTTCTTCTTAACTTCTGCCTTCTTCTCTGCGTCTTTGCCTAAGTTATAAAGCTCTCTAGCTGTCGTGCCTTTATTTGGCTTCTTACGGGGTACTGGTGCTTTCTTACTAGAGCCAGTACTAGAGGCTGCAGCTTTAGCTGGCCTTTTACGGGGCACAGGATCGGGCACTACTCTGTTAGAAGCTTCAGTCTCTTTTGGCTTATTAGCCTTTACTTCTCTAGCCTTAAGGCTATTCACAGACCTTCTCTTTTTCATCTCTGCTGCGCGGGCTTGATTAGCTTCTTTAGGTGAGGCGTCGTTAGCTATAGCTTTTGCACGGGCTCTGTCGCCTGCTTCATTGTCTCTCTTAGTTTTAGCGATACGGGGGTCTACTGTTTTAGGATCTTTCTTTGGTGCTTTACTCTCAAGATAGTTAATAGCTGCCACAGTACCTGCCATAAAAGCTGCTGCACCAGCTCCTCTAGAAAGAAGAGATAGCACTCTAGCTTTAGTTAGGCCTGTTCGCTTTGCCCAGCTACTAACTTGTGAGGGGGTGGGCTTACCCACTGCTCTACTAGCACCGTTACCGTCTTTTCTAATATTAAGCTTCTTAGCTTTAGGTCCAGCACTTGCAGAACTAGACCCGCCAGTCTTAGCTACAGCGTTGCCGCCAGTCTTAGCTACAGCGTTGCCGCCAGTCTTAGCTACAGCGTTGCCGCCAGTCTTAGCTACAGCGTTGCTACCCTTCGGCGTAGACATAGCACCTCTACGACTGTCCTTACGAGCGGCTCTACGGTCTGCTGCTGTTCGCCTCTGGGCCTCTCTTCTAGCATTTTTAATATCATCATTGACTTTAGGCCTTTTAGCTCTCGGGGTTACAGGTTTTCTAGCCATAGTAGTTTAAATCTTTCTGTAAGTTTGTCCGTTGACTTCAAAAATAGAACCTTCGTCTGCTTTAGCAAAAGCTATTCTGAAGTTTCTTGCTGGATTTCTAACATCGTTATCTAACACGTTGTCATCCGCGTTACCCGCGTACTCATAGTCTGGTCTAGCAGCTTTCTGAGATATCTCAGTAACCTTCTTGTCGTTCGGGCCATCGGCAATTGGTTGTGGCTGTGGCTGTGGCTGTACTACACGAGGGCTAGTGCCAGCGTTATACAAGCCTTTAGCTGTGGTGCCAGTGCTGGGCTGCTCTGTATTGGTATTGGGATGCTTTAGCCAGCTAGTGTCTGGCTTATTGTAATGCTTCTCATCACCCGCAGTTCGCTGTTCGGGCTTTGCCCTCACTCTAGCGGCTTCGCCGCCTTTATTACTACTGCCTATGCCTTTAGATACAAACTGTTGCTCTTCTCTCAGCCTCTCTCTAAAGTTAGCAATGCCTTTATAGTGTTTGAGAACAGCCTCGCCTGCTGTCTTTAGCTTCTTAGTATCTCCGGCTGCCTTAAGCTCATTCAGATATTCCATTAACGCTAGTGGACTGTCAATAATAACTCTGAGAATGTTTTCATTAGTGGTAGCTTCTTGAAGCTTTACATTGCCTTTATTAGCTACGTTAGCCTGCTGCTGATGAAGCCTGCGCCTCTTATCAACTTCAGGCGTTTTGCCTAAGCCTCCACTCGGGGCTTTAGGGGCAGTCACAGCTGATTGGTTCTGTTGATTACTGTTATAGCTCGGGCTAAGTCTAATACTCTCAGAAGAAGCTGGTTGCTCCGGTCTTAGAAACTTATTCGGGTTCTTAGCAAATGCAAGCTTTTGTTTCTCAATCAGTCTTTCAGCTTCATCAGCATCAGTCATAACGTAAGCGCCGTTAGCTGCATTCAAAAACTTATTAATACCAGCCTGAGAGCCTGTATCAAATACAGACATAATATCTGCTACGTTACTGCCAGTAGCCTTCATCTGCTCTTGTAATTGTTTCAACGTAGCGTTAGTTATATTGCCAACTGTTGGGTGACTGAATGTTACATCTTCGCCAGCGTTCATAAGATCAAGAGCAATCTGAAAATCTTTTGTATACAGATTTCTGCCTCTTGACTTCTTATCAGTCAGATTTTGTAGCGACTGTGGCAGCATCAGCTATAGCACTCTCAATTTCTTTAAGTTCATATACAACACCAGTGCGGTTAAACAATGCCTCTCTTATGTAATAGACATCAGAATGAAACAGATGAATAGAACTTAATCTATTGTTTTTTACAGCTTCATAAAATCTATACAGAAGAGTGCTATCTGGTTGTTTGGATTTTAACACGTAGTTTTACCTATATCTCAACAAATGTCAAGCTCTAGTTATAACTACTAGTTACAACATAAGTTCAAACATTCATTTCATAATCTTTATATACAAAATATACTCAAATCATATTTTATATGTTTTTTAAATCTCAATGTTTATGTTACAATGAAAAGAAACAGTCAAACTGATCAGCTATACTCTGTATTATATATAGTATATATGCATTCAGATATCAATGTCAACCCCTACTTTAGTACTATACCCACATTGTTACACTATGTTACAACTGAAACACTAGCGTTTCTGCCATTCTGTGACAAAGATTGTAACATTCTGTAACAATTCGTGATCACTGTAACATTCACATAGACTTAAAATAGCCTGTATTTTATCTGTTTTGAAACTTAGGTCAATAGCTTCAAGAGTATGAAATCTCATTATCTGTGTTCGTAAACATTCATAGTTATCAAACACTAACAATGTAAAGGGTATTAACATTCACTCAAGTTGACACTTAGAGCCTGTATTGCTGACCAGTACTACTAGTGATTGTGTCGATAGTTCCGCTACTACTGCTTGTATTCATAGTTATGCTTGTATTGGGCGTCTCTAGTTAACATGTAAAAAGCTAATATTATGAAGGGGTTGTGAACAAATACGTAGCCCCCTGCCGTGGCCCTACCCGTACCCCCGTACCACACAAAATGACAGACATACGTCAGTACCACACACTACTATGTTATGCATACAACTGTTAGTTAGAGGGATGCGAATGAGAATGATTCTCAAGTGGTGCGATAGAGGTGGAGCTAGCTAGCAGCCTCTATCAAACGCAATGCCTCTACAGCGCCATTTAAGCGACACACGGCACCCATCCCCCTATAGCCGTGTGACTATATAGAAAAATAAAAGACTGGCG